ATGACGGAGTTGACTGAAAAACTCGCCAGAATTATCCGAGAGGATTTTGAAACAGACTTTCCACTGATTGTCCAACAGATGCCATCCCCACCAACGAATGCATCGCCGGAAGAAATCATGAAACACTTTGGGGTTATCTGTCACCGAATCGCTTTCATGCATGGTTTAGCGGTTGGCGTAGAGGCCACCAGAACCTATATGGAATAAGGCAATCGGGGCTGAGTAATTCAGCCCCGATTAATCTATTGAGTTTCCTTTTTCATCGCTTCTCGAATGATGCGGTTTATAAAGCTATTGGTACTCTCCCCGTGCTGTCTGGCAAACTCCTTGATAATTTCTCTTTGTCCCTTTGGGACATATACTTTTATCTCTTCCACATTTTCTTTTAAATATTTATTGGCCGCTTCCTGTTGTTTTGCTGTCTTTGCCATAATCCGCCTCCAATTTCAGCTTTATCTATCCCTAGATTTTTGTACGTTTTGCCGATTGAAATCTATCCCTAGATAGTGATATGATATGGATAAAGAAATAGAGTCTATCAAGTGCAAAGAGGTAACACAAAATAAGGCTATGATAAAAATAGCCTTCTGTTTATTGTACCCTATTGTAAATATCGATGCAATAAAAAGAAAGGCGGGAAAGCAAAAGCTCACCCCGCCTTTTGGTATATATGCACGCGGATCTGGGAAAGGGAGACTTTATTTCCGCTTTGCATTACTTAACTTCTTCGTCCTCTCGTACATTCCATGTTAAAGAGGTAACTACATCCATTAGCTGAATTGTTTTCTTTTGTTGACCAGGAGGCATAGAATCGATCCGATCCTTGTATCGGGCCATTCTTGCATTGGTCATCTCGCTGATGTTTCCAGTGTCCTCCATACTTTCCATGAAAAGCTGATAGGTAAAAATACCAAGGCCACAGGCAATCCGGTCGAGGATATCTACCGTTACATTCTGCTTTCCGTTTTCCAGTTTGCATAGGTATGATACGCTGACATCAGCTCGGAATGCGAGTTCTTCCTGCGTGATTTCAAACTTATCCCTGTAAAATTTTATGTTCCGACCAATTACGACAAGAATATACAATATTCGGCACCCCCTCTGAGGTTAAGAATACCGTAATTTTCCAATGTGTTCAATTGACTATCTGACAAGACATTTATTTCTTGATATATGCAGCTTGTGATATGTGCTATTGCGGCAAGCTATAATGAAACCTATTATAAAAGATAAGGAGAACCGACAAAAATCGACATGATCCACTCTCATATCCATATACAGTAAGAGAAAGTGGATAAGGAGGATACTATGAAATTACAAATATTTTGGATGTGGATCATATCATGGCTCTTAATTATAATAATTCATGCAATAGTAATAAAGCGATATGATATATCATCTGTTTATTCAATGCATTTTAAAGAAGAAATCGTTAATGACGGTAACAATCTTTTTTCTACTGGATTAGTCTATTTTATTGCTACGCTAATCTGCCACTTTCTTTCAATAAGTATTTTACGATGGGTCATTTTAATAATTACTTTTGCTCTTTGCGTGCCTCCATTGCTATCCTTTTGTGGCCTTATATCTCGGCATTCAAGCAATCAAATAGAAAATATTCAAAAAATAACTGCTTTCATTTGTGATTTTTGTCCCCTTTTGATGTCTCTCAATATCTATTTAAGTTACATAAAATAGTTTGAAACGATAAATGCCACTCTTTTGTAAGAGTGGCATTTTTGCGTAAAGAAGGCCGCCTCGGATGGAGGGTATCCTTATATTATATATCGAATCCTTGTAGGGTTTGCCCGCACAGCTTTTATATTTAGATTATTATATAGATTCAGGCAATAATCTGTTGATCTTTTTCTTCATATTCTTCATTATCAGGGGGAATTACTGCGTGCACTTTTGTTACAAAATATTTAGCAGTGGAATCTATTGGCAGTCCATCTTCGTCATTTTGAAATTCAGCACGCAAATCGGCGAGCAAGCTGGAGCCGCCTCTGCACTCGATCCTTCCCCCTTGGTATGCCTTAAGCCAATCGTCATCAAGTATTCTTGCTTTAAACGATTTTATATAAGTGAATTCCCAGCGTTCGTTTCCCACGGCTATAAATTTTCTCACTAGAAGCTTTGCTTTTTTTTGAACCTGAACAGTTATGTTCTCTTCATCAGATCGAATATTCCCCGCAGCCAAATAAGGAATTTCGCCTTTGTCAACTTTTAAAAGGGGGAGCCTTTCTTCATCAAGCATCTGGAATCCTTGCAAATCACCATCGGCCAAAGAACGTCCTAATACAATTATTGAGTTTGAAATACTTGCGTTATTCAAAACTTGCAATCCCGATATACTTGTCACCATCACATCCCCTTTCGCATTAGTAACCTGAACTTGTGATCCGTCTCTAGATGTCTCTTGAGGTTTTTGGCCCAATAAAAAACGCTTTACTTCTATCCATTCCTTTATAGTTTTAAGCTTTTCTAAAATATAATTAAGATTCTGCTGGACGAACATAGTTGTTGGGATTACAGCGTTTGCAAGTAATTCCACTTCGAAGCTACCAGGCTCATGAGCAATAACGGAATATTGACATTTTACATTCTTTTCAGCATGGATAGATAACTTATTGAATTGTGTCAATACGGAACAAAGCGTATCCAAGGGTACAGCATGCCCTTCTCCTTCAAACTTAAATGTAAATCTATATGATTGTTGAACAGAATCCATGCCATTCACCTCCACCGTATGTGATCTAAATTATATCTTAAATTGCATAATATTACCATATATTTAGAATACATTTGGCGAAGTGTCTATATTATACTTACCATATTAATGATTATGCTGTAAAACTTTGGCGAGGCAGGAATACCCTGCCCCGCCTTTTTCACTTCACAAGGTTATAGATCTGCGCCGCCCTCTGCCTGCTGTAACCAGCGGCCACAAGCGAATCGATCTTCTCCTGCCTGTTTTTCTGTCGGGCCTTCCCGGTCTTTTTATCCCTGACCGATCCGCCTATCGCTTTTAATGCCTTCGCGTATTCCTGCGGCGTGAGGGTTTTCGCCAGCCGCCCGGAATATTTCTCCTGCTGGCTGTCGGTCAGTCCCGAGAGAACGAAGGCGTTTCCGCTGCTGTAATCCCTAGGATTGTCCGCGCCGGTGAAGTCCTGCTCAAGCCGCGCCTTCTGCGCCGCTGTCAGGGAACGGTCCATATTCAGCAGATCCCGGAATTTGTCGGATGCGCTGTATGTCGTTTTCCCATTCCGATCCTTATCGGGTTTCAGTTCGCCGTAGGAGGCGCGCCACGCCAGATAAGAGGCAAGCTCCAGCCCGGATTTCTCGGCTTCGTAAGCGTCTGTCACCCAGGTGTCCGGCTCATACCCTGGGATCACATCCGCAATTGCCATCTGCCGGGTGTATTTATAAATATCCTCCATTGCGTCCACTCTCCCGGCATTGTCAAGCTCCTGATAAACCGGCAGTTCCGCGAGTTTGGCAATCAGTTCATTCGCGGATTGTCCGCGTTTTCGCTGGATCTGCGTGTACTGGTCGCCGGTGTAGTTGATCTTCTCCCCGTCGACGGTCACATATTTTGAAACCTTGGACGGCAGGATAGAGTTTTCACCGGTCGCCGCGTAAAGCTCTGTCACTGCCTTATCCGCTGGCGTGGTCTGCCCCATCGAGATATATCCCGGCGAAACAAAGTTCTCAAGCGCCCGCAGCGGCAAAGATTTCGGCGCGCTTTCCCTGCCCCATGCGTCCAACCGTGGCTGTAAACTCTGATTGGCAAACGGAAGCTTCGCCTTGATGTTGCTTTGGAAGAACCGCTGGAATGCTGCGGGCATGTCCTCATTTTTGTCCACATAGACACCGCGCCGCACCGGATCGATGGTTCGCGCCGCCTGTCCGAATATAGTTGGGATCGCCTGTCCGAAGTAACTGCCGACCGCGTTGCCCGCAATCGCACCGACTGGACTGTTGGAATACCCCGCCGCCTGTATCGTGCTTTGCAGCCCGTCCAGCATGGACATTTCCAGCATCGGTTCCGCGAGCTTGTTCGCAGCGTCCATGAATTCGGTGATCCCGATTTCCCTGCCTTCCCGCTCCTGCATATTGGCAATCTCCGAACCGATAAACAGCGGGATCGACACCGGCGCCATCCAGCTCACATCATAATAGATGTCGCCGGGAAGCACCACGGAATAATTCTGCACGCCCTGCAACTCGTTCAGTTCCTGCTCTTTCTTGTCCTCCAGCGCGCCGCCGGTCAGGACACCTAATTTGGTGAGCGCCCACCCGAGCGCCAGAATCCCCGTGCCGGAAAGCCCGGAAGCCAGCCTGTCGATCCACTCGGTCGCGGTAATCTTCCCTGTTTTCAGGTCGTATGCGCCTTTGGTAAAGGTGGTGAGGAAGCTGACCGGGCTGTATTCATATCCGCGCTTCAGCACGTTCATGGGCGTTTTCTTGAACGGCAGGATACCTTCGGTAAGCAGGGCAGTCGCCTTGTTGGTTCTGCTGAATTTGCTTAATGCAGTCGCCACTTTGGATGCATCGCGGTAGGTCGCCTTCTGCGCCTCCAGAACTGCGTAATTGCGCGCCTGAACCGCCGCCTCCGTTTCGCCGCCAAACTGGTTTACCATATCGGCGGGTTTCAGCCCGTTTGCCTTCATGTAGGAGGCCAGACTTTCCGCATAGGCGCTTTTCGCAAAAATGGCGTCGCCTTGGTCCATCGCCCAGTCGGTCAGCTTGCGGTATCCTTCTACACCGCTCCACAGTTTGTCCGTGGCCGCACGGACTTTGCGCGGAAGAATCCCGTCGTCCGCCCTGGTTCCCCAATCGCCGTTATTTTTGAAGATCGTGCGTTTCTGGTCGAGCTGGCTTGCGGCGTTCATCTTCCCCGTCCCAAGAATCGCGTCGCGCACATTGGCATAGTCGCCCTTTGCGAACTCGATGAGCGCCCGGTCATCCGCCGCTCTGCGGTTGAGAATCGCCTTCGACCGTTCCTTCATGGGAAGGGCGCTTTCCAGACCCGCCGCAATAAGATTTTTGAATTTTCTGGCCGGGACAAAAACGGTGTTGCCCGCCAGATTTCGGCCCTGCGTGCGCACATTCCCGAGCATTGCCAGATACCGCCAGGCGTTCCATTTGTCCACCCAGGAGGAAGGCATCTGATTCGCCACCACCTGCAGGATGCGGTCGTTGGCCGCGTCCATCCCATCCGGCGTGGTCTGCGAAAGAAGATCCTGCACGTTCTCTTTCGGGATTGCGACGTCCTTCCAGCCCTTCTTCCCTCGGTGCTGCTCATTGATCCGCTGCACCATCCGCTGGGAAGCCATCAGCCGCCCTTCCGGCGACAACCGTTTCAAGATGCGAAGCGCCTGCACGTTCTGGCCCATCTCGGTGCCGAGCGCCGCCACATCCGCCACCAGTTTTACCACCGTGTCCGTATCGCCGCGCTTTGCCGCCTCTTGGATCAGCAGTTCGCCCAGCGCGATATCGTTCTTCCCGATCCGCTTGTCGCTGCGCAGAAGCGAATCGAAGTCATTTAAAGTCTGCTCATATCCATATTGCGAGATCCGCCCGCTTGCCGTATCGACCGCCGACTGATCCGCAATCGGGACATAGGCAAAGGTGCCGGAAGCAACTTCCTGTTCGATCGCCTCCGCCTGGGCGTCGCCCAGTGCCGCGCTTTCCGCCGCGTTCTGCGCAAAACGTGAGGTCTTTCCTTCTCTCGTCTGGGCCGCAAGGTCAATTTCCCGTGCGCGCGGCTGCTCGCCCTTGCGAAGCGCTCCATATTCCTCCACGAGCTGCGCGTTGGTCATGCGTCCGCCGCTTTCCGCCGCGCCAACCGTGTTCTGGCCGTATCCCGACGCCGCGCTGTTGGATGGAGGACGCTTGGTATAATCCGCATGCGCCGCCTCTGCTTCCCGCATAGCTATGTAGGCTTCCGATACCGCATCGGGGTCCTTCACCGCCTGCATATAGGCTTCCACCATTGTCTTGTTTTCACTCTCTACAAAGCCGCAGAAAAAGGCATCCAACTCTTCCACGATTCGGCCCGCGCTTTGATCGATCACACGGGAGTCGTTGCCGTAAAAGTAGCCGTCGGAAATATCCTCCACCAATTTTCGAAAAGCCGGTGATGCGGGGTCATAGCTTTCATTTAAGGTTTCCCGAAACTGAAGTGCTGCGGCATCCTTGCGCCGAAGCTGGTGATGGAACAGCTCATGATACCCTGTCTCTACTGCAGACATTCCCAGTTGGTTGGAAACATACAGCTTTCCATCCGGGCCGGTCGCCGCGTTGGGACTCTCCAGGGTGTACCCATCCGAATTCGTTTGGAGCGCTCCGTCCACCAAAACCGCGTCGATCCCTCTCTGCTGGAAGAATTCCATTGTCTGCCGCGCTTCGGCATTGGCACTCTCAATGGATGCGGGCCGGTACGCATAGGCGGTGGCGCCCACAATTCCGGTTTCCATCCCTTCCTGAGATACCCGGCGGGCAAAGCTTGCCCCTTCTTCTCTTATTCCCGGCCGTTCTCCGAAGGTTCCTTTTTCGGCGAGTCGAGTCCATAGTATTTCCTTACATGCTGACTCAACAGTTCGGCCGCTTCTTCCTGCGTCATTGTCGAATTGCGTGCGATCTCCTTCAGTTCTTCGAGCGTAAAGCCCGGCCGTTTCTTCTGTTCTTCCATCCATTTCACCTCCAACCTGATTATACCCCGGCTTCATCTCCGACGCAATGTCTGAACCGGAATTGGCCGAATCTCGGGTATCCGCACGCGGCAGGATATCCTGTGCAAATACGCGCCCGCCGCCGAAAAGCCCGCCTACCGCGCCGCCGATCCCCGCGTTATACAGAGCCTGCTTGATGTCATAAGGCGTATCCTTGTCCAGCACAAGATTTTCCAAGAAAAGCTGTGCGCCGTACTCCGTGAATTCCTCCGCGCCTTCCGAAAGCGCATCACCCGCAATCTGGCCGACTTTGGACGCTGAAAGCTTCGATAGGTATTCCATCACATTCGACGGAAGTTTCCCAACAATGGCTTTACCTGCCGGTGACTTCACCAGTGCGCCGATCAGCTTATCACCCCATTTGCCCGCGATACCACCGAACGATTCCACCCCTGCCGTGATTGCGCCCGCGCCCGCCGCCATCGTTGCCGATTGGCTGGCGCTGTAACCTTCATTCAAAGCGTTTTGTCCCGCCTGTGCGCCGCTGTCAGCGCCCATAAAGGCAAGGAAGGGCACGCCCATTGCGCTTGATAGCCCAAATTTCAGGGCCATATCTGTGCCTGCAAGCGCAACATCCGTCACGGCGCTGGCTGCGGGGCTCATGCCCTCTTTGAGTTTCTGCGCGCTCTTTGCCTGCTGTTCCTGCAACATCTGACTTGCGGTTGAGGAGGCCGTAGGATCAAACTGCGCGAGCGTATCATCCATCCAGTTATATCCCGAAGAAGCTGTTAACTGCGCCTGCAATAATCTGCTCTGGAATTCTTTGTCACGCAGAAGCGCGGGATTCGCTTTCGCTTGCTCCCACATCCGGAAATAGTCGTCCCGTGCGGAAACTCTTTCCTGTGCTGTTTTCACCGGCAGATTTCCCATATAATCGAAAATCCCGGAAACCGCGTTCATGGCTCCGGAGCCCGTGGATTTTATAAAGCTGTCTACGCGCTCCAATGCCGTTGGCTTTTTGATTGGCAACACAGAATTCCCGCTCGGCGCTGACAGTACGGGCCGGTTTGCCTTCTGCTGCATGAAGCCCTGATTCACAAGATAATCGTCGACCGCTCTTGTGTTCTTGAAGGGCAGATTCGTGAGGTCGTCCGTCTTGCCTCCCCACTGGATGGTGGATTGTTTTCTGGGGAGGATGTCCTTAGACTGCGCGTAATCATATTTCTTGAAGTCCGCCATTGTGGGTGCTGGAGATTTTGCCGCAACCGCCGGGGCAGTATTTTTATATGGGAGAAAAGCCGGATCTTTCTGAAGAACCGGCTTATTTCCGCTCAAATTAATTTGAAGATTTTTTCTGTATTCCTCTGGGATTTCATACCTTGCCATAGCGTCACCCCACTGCCGGAATTCCGTACATGTTCGCCAAAATCCTTGCATCACTTTGTGAAATCTGGCCCTGATTCAGCGCGCTTTCTATCGCGTACTTGATATCGTTTGCCAATTGCTGATCGCTCACATAACCAGCCTGCCTTCCGGTAAGATTTCTTTGCATGGCGGAATCAAATGCAGCGCCTTCTGGAGATAAAGTTTGCATCCCGCCTGCGGACGGCACAATACCAAGCTTCGACATAATATAGTCATTATCAACCATGCCATTATCATAAAGCCATTTGTCCGTTGTGCTCAATCCCGAATTGCCCCCAGAGCCGCCCGATCCAGTCAGGCTATTCCGGTATGCCAACAATTCCTTCTGCCGCTCGAATTCCTCCTGCGCCTGCTGCTGTTGGAATGCTTGCTGTGCTGCCAGCTCCGCCGCCCTCATCTGCGCCTCATACTGCCGGTTGCGATAGTCCGCAATGATCTGCGCGCGGTTCATATCGCCCTGCGCTTCCAACTCTGCTATCTGCCGGTCAAGCGCAGCAAGGTCGGAATTCGCGCCCTTCATGATCGAGTTGCGGTCGTTTTCGTATCCAGTTTGCAGTCCCAGCAGGGCGCTTTCGGTGAGGCCGCCTGAGTTTCCCATCGCCGCCATCTGCTGCGGCAGGTTCACTTTATTCTGCTGCATGGCGATAAACGCCTGCCGCGCTGCATCTTCCGCATTGCTGTTGATATCGTCCCGGTATCCGTCGTAAGCGGCTGTCGCCCTTCTGGTTGCGGCTTCATTTGCGTCAAGTGCCGCCCGCATCGCCTGATTCAAATAAGAATCATCATATCCCGTCATAGGATTCGCCTTTCCTTTGCTGTCATAGCCCGCCGGATAGTTCGTTGCGCCGTTCGCGCTGCCGTCCCATTTCCCCGCAATCCTCCCCTGCGCAAGTAAAGAATCATACGCCGCCTGGTTGAAGCTCCCGCTTCCCCATATCGCCTGATATTCCGGGCTGTCAATCGGGAGCGCTCCGCCGCTCATGCCCCGGCCCGCGACGAGATTGTCATAAACCCAGTTGTATTCGTCCGAACCGTAGGGGTAACGGTAATCGCTGTTGCCAAAGTCTGTCCCGTAGTTCCAGTCGACATAGGCTTTCGCACTGTCCGAAATCTGCGAACGGTTCTTCGCGGTATTCGGCGCTACGTAGTCGAGCGAATAATAATCCTTGTCCGGGTTACGGCTTATGTAGGAAAGCCCAACCATCGCGCCGTTCTTTAGTCTCGCAACCGGGTCTTTTCCCGTTCCGGTTCTTGCGCCGGTATACTCGTAGCCCTCTTTTCCGGTTCCCCACTCGCCCTTCTCATTTTTGAAAACCGTGTATCCGTTGTATCCGCCTTTGTTATTCGCTGCATTCTTACTGTTCCCGGAGTTATCAATATAAGATCCGGCAACCTGCGTTCTCTGGGTATATCCTCCCTTGCCGGAACTTCCGCCGGAAGAGCCGTTATTGTACTTGTTATATACATTCTGCCCGTACTTGTCATCCATGCTGTACCAGCCGCCATTCGCGCCCTGTACGTAGGTCTTGCCGCGCTCGGTTTTGATCTGTCCCGGATTGACTCCGGGTTTAGACGACTTTGAGCTACTGGAGGAGCTGGATTTTGACGAACTGGACTTGTTCCCGGAAGAACTGCTCGACCATTTTTTCCCGGAATCACTGTCCGCGCTTACCCATAGGCCACTGGAAGTCTGAACATAACTTTTTCCACCCTCGGTTTTGGTATTGCCCGCTTTTCCCTTCGCCATGATATCACCCCTATCTAATCATCATTGCCACCAGCGCCCCCACAAGCCCGCCTGACAGGGTGGATACTGCGCTGGTGAAGATTGTCCTTGTCATGCTGTTCCAGCGTTCCCCCGGCTGCTTTTCCAGCGCTGTGAGCCTGTCCCCCTGTTTCATCTGTTCCGACGCCATCCGTTCCATGTTCGCCGCCAGCAGCTTCACTGAGGTTGTCAGCTCCTGCAAGGTGTCCGCCCGCTTTTCAAGGTCGTCTATCCGATGGGAATTAGACTTTCCCCGCTGGTCTACTTCGGCCAGTCTTACGGCTAAATCATCCATCCTATTACCCCCTGTATTTGCTGATCACCGCCTGTATATCGGCTACCAGCCCGTCATATTTCGTTTGCAAAGCGTCCCGCTCGGCTTTCATGGATTCGTATTCACCGCGCGGCACCATCTCGCCAGACGGCTCCTGCGCGCCCCATCCGTTGAGGCCGTTTGCCTTGATAATCGCCGGGTAATCCCGGTAGCAGTCGTTGAGGTCAACCGGTACGCTGATCCCCGGGCAGCGGCCCACGAACCCCGGCACATCTCCGTGGTGCTGCCACATCCCATAAGCCCCGCCATAGGTGCATTTTGCCGCGTACTGCGCCACCCACTTATCGTAGTTTTTGAGCTTGTCCGCATTTACCCAATGTTCCAACCAGTCCTTTGAGGCATAGAGTCCCGCATAGTATCCGGCCTGTTCGAGCGTTTGCAGGAACGCCGCCGCCATATCGGTGCGGGTCTGTTTTCCCTGATTCAGCCCCCACTGACCACAGGGCGAAGCATATTCCTGATCCATATAGACCGGATAGGTCGGCCTCAGCTTCCCGAGTGCCGCCACAAAGACCTCCGCCTCCCGTCTGGCTTCGTCCACAGTCACCGCGTCGCTCCACCAGTACGCGCCCCAGTCGAGACCGGCGGCGAGTACGGCGGGCAGGTACTTCCCCCGGAAGGTCTGGAATTCCCGCAAGCCCTGTCCCGCCTTGATGATGACGTAGGAGTATCCCGCCGCCCTGACCTTCGCAAAGTCGATCTCGCCCTGATGGGAGGAAATATCGATCCCGCGCGCCACAACGTCAGCCATTGCCGCCACCAATCCGCTTGATCCCATCGTAGGCTCCGCTGGCCGCCGTGGCGATCAGCACAGCGTTAAGCAGGTCAAGCGCCGCCATCGACGGCGTGAGCGCCCCCGTGAAGCCCTGCGCCGCCAGCAGCACCACAAGGGCCACAAGGTAGGCAAGTAGCTGCGTCGGGATATGTACGAGACTGTCCAGCCAGTTCTTAATAAACTGGGTGATTACGCCGGTGCAGGCCATGCACCCCGCAAAGGTTGCGATATATTCCCATGTGAAAAACTCTTTAAAATCCATCTTGATCCTCCTTATACAGTCTCGGGTGTGTAAAGTGTAAAATACTGCCCCACCAGCTCATGCGGCAGATATTGCAGGGTAATCTTGTCGCCCAGCGTAGCCCCGCTGCGCTCGCAGAGATAGATGTTGCCATCCTCGCCGTCGAGGTAGTACAGACCATAGGTATACTCCATGCCGCGTGCTGCCGGGATGGGGTCATCCACAGTCCCCGCGTGCGTCTCGTCGATCACCGTCCAGAGGGCGGGAGTCGCATCCGGCTCCCAGCTCTCTTGCGATGTATGCGGGGCCGTACACTTATAGAGCCTGTCCGGGTGTATGCGACCGCGCACTTTACTCTGAGGATGCTTGCCGTCCGTCCCGTCATAGTAATTGACCGCATCCGGCGACCAGACCGGATAAAGGCTCGGCTCCTTGACGGCGACCTCCGGCGGAGCGTACACAGTCGTTGCCTCTATCTTTGCGCGGTACTCCCGCGCCTGTTCGATTGTGGTAATCATACCGTCTCGCCTCCCGTGATAATCTCATTGATCTGTTGCTGCGTCTCGAGCTGCGCTTGCAGATCGGCTACCTGCGGATCAACCGCTCCCGCTCGGATCGCGTTGGCCTGTTCCTGCGTGATTGCGCCCAGGGCGACATAATTGCGGGTCAGATAGACGCTGCCTGTCTCTGCCCCGGTGCCGTCCAGTTGATCATCCCGCACACCGCCATCTGCGTAGCGCTGTGCGATATCGTCATATTTGCTCATTGCTCTGCACCTCCAATAGCTGTAAATCCATATCGGTTGCCCGCTGTTCGGCCTCCAGCCGAGCAAGGTCTGCGTCGGTGTATCGCTGTTCCGCATCCACGGACCGCGCCTGATAATACGCTGGGTTGTCCCCGGTGCTGCGGCTGCGCAAACGGATTTTGGCCCACGTCCTGCCGTCCATGTCCGCGATATCATAGCAGATGCGCGGGATGTACCGGCTTATGGTGGTTTCCTTTTCGTCGCGGATTTCTTGCGCCGGGTCGAGCAGGGCACGGATTGCGTCGTGATCCGTGGCCGGGAATGCAAGGATGAGTATCTCCTCGCTTTGGTCATTGATTCGCGCCATTGTGACGGACGCGATTGCGTCGGGGTATTGCGTGTTGTCTATGTAGATCATATTGCCTCCTTAAAGTGGGCTGTAAGAGCCATCGGGATTGGGAGCGGGGGCGAGAAGTAGGTCGGAAGGAAGGATAAACGCAGGGCGGACGCCGCCAGAGTTGGAACACTTGGAGTTTTGCCAGTCGCCATAGCCGACGTACGAGGCGTACGTGGAGTCGATGATGGCCGGGGAGCGGAGCCACCAGTGCATTGTGGAACCGTTCAGTGTTGCAATACGCTTGCTGTCGGAACTGTTGTCTGCACAACCTGCGAAGTAGGACAGCTCTGCGCCTTCACGGGTAGGCATATAGCTGTGGTTAAAGCTGACTTCCGTAGAACTCAGCAAAAACACTTTTGCGGGCAGACCATTAGCACCGCTCGTAACGCTTTTGCTGGTGCCAGCGCCGGCACGATAAGGGATTTTCACCTGTTTTATGGCAACTTGAATGTTAGCATCAAGCTTGGCGACAAAGGTGCTGTTCAGATAGCTGTGAATTGTACTGTCGGCATAGTCGTTGATATTGGCGCTATGCCACTGCTGCATTTCATAAATATCCTTCATCAACAACCATATCCCGTCACAGCTCGCGTCATAAAGCGCCGCATCCGGGTTCCCTTGCTGTACGATCAAATGATTGTAAGCCACTCCGTCAAGGTTGATCTTGACTTCACTCCCCACCGCCAAGGTGCTAATCGCGATCCCCGCCATAGGCGTACACACCCCATAGGCCATAGGGCTTGTCTGCCAGCCGTAGGTACACCGGATAAATACCCGCACATGATGGATCACACCATTTTCCAGCCCCGACAGAACACATGAGAGCGTCCCCGTTCCCGGCATTACCATGACCGACACGCCGTCCGATGGGCCGCCGGGCATGTGGGTGTTGGCGGTCACGACGTAGTATTTGACCAGTGAGGCGTATGCCGCATCCACCGCGCTAAAGGTTGCGTCTATTTTGCCGTCCCCGCCTTTGAGCGTGAGGTTCTCCACCTGCGGCGCAAGGTCGCGGGTGTTAATCCCGCCAAAGGATAGGGCCTTGCCTTTTATGTCTGACATGGGATCACCTCCTTATGCTGTGAGCGGGCTATAGCTGCCGTCCGGGTTGGGTTCTGGGGCGAGGAGAAAATCTGACGGAAAAATAATTATGGAACGAACTCCAATTACACTTGTTCTGTCTGTGCTGGCAAGACTGCCATTCTCAGCAGGTGCAACTGGGCGAGAATAATCGGAATTGGAACTTCTTGTCCACCACATAGTTTTAACCCCATTAAAGTAGGCTACCCTTTTCTGCCTTGCAACTTCACTAGATCCTGATAAAAAATAATTTAGCTTTTTTCCATCCAATGATATGTTCCATTCGCTACTATTTAGCCCTAGCTCAAATGAGGCTGGCAAAAAAACCTTTGTAAGTAACCCGTTTTCACCTGAATTAACCGATGTTTGGGACAAGCTCCTTGCGTATGGAATTTTAACCTGCTTAATGGCGTTCTGAATTCCACTATTAAACAGCCCCAAATAGGTGGTATTAAGGTATTCGTGAACCGCACTTTTTGCATAATTGGTGGCAGAAAGGTCTCCCCATGCTCTTTTTTCGTAGATATCTTTAATCATGCACCATGCTCCGTCACAACTCGCGTCGTACAGCGTCGCGTCCGGATTCCCCTGATGTACAACCAAATGATTATATGGCACGCCACCGAGATTTAGCTTGACCTCTGACCCCACCGCCAAAGTGCTAATCGCGATCCCCGCCACCGGCGTAGCCGTCCCCACCGCGTCCACGCTGGTCTGCCAGCCATTCTCACCTCTCACATAGAGCCGCACATAATACTGCACCCCATTGGTAAGCCCCTCGATGCTCGCGGAGATAACCGCATCCCCGATTGCCCCGACCTGCACGTCCTTAATCTGTACGCCGTCCATTGGGGAGGTCGGCGCACTGCCGGGTTTTGCAATGAGCCGGTAATACTGCCCGAGATACAGCCACTGTGAGGTGATCCCGGTAAAGGTGCAGTCGATCCTGCCGTTACCGCCCTTTAAGGTCAAATTAAGCCCCTGCGGTGGGATCGTCTTTGTACTGATCCCGCCCGCGCCTAGTTCTTCGCCGTAGATCACGCTACCACCTCCACAGGCGTTAAGGTCAGCTGCACCGTGATGTTACTCTCTGGGATCGCTCCAAATGCTTTTGCCGTAGCTGTGCCATTGTTATTGTCAATCCGTAAGGTTACGCCCGCGTCCATAAGGGCAAGCTGTGTGTCGTCGTCCACGCTGATCCCAATGCGCACATCGTCCACAATGGAGCTATGCGTTACCGCCTGCGTCCACATCTCGCGGGTGCTGTCCTTGACCCATGAGGCCACGGGGAGGGTTACGGTGATGAGGTCGGATGGGTCAGCCTTGCCATTCCAATCCGCTTTTTCAGCGGGCGTGACAAACATCCTCGTATCCGTCTCGTCAATCATCTGTGCGCTGTGCGTGGCCGGATGGACATAGTTGTTCGCGTTCTCTGCAATCCCCGCGAGTTTTTCCTTTTCGGCGGTGGTGTAGTCGTTCGTGGACAGGCCCTTGCCGGTTACAACATCCACTTTCCCCGCAAGGCCGGTTTCCAGCTCTGTCCTTGTCGCGTAATCCCCGCCCACAATCTCCGCCGCCCGGTCCGCCTCGCTCTTTGCCCGGTTCGCCTCACTGGTCGCTGTCTGCGCCGCCGCAACCGCCGTGCTGGACACCTGCGCGGCCTGTTCCTTATAGAACTTCGCATTGTCGGTGTCCTCGCCCGTCCGCGTCCCTGTGCCACCCTTTGCGTAGCTCTGGGAAAGTACCGCGTTTGTGGACGCTTCGGAGGCTTTGGAGGTTGCCGTATTCGCCCCAGCCTGCGCTGTATTGGCCGAAGCCGCTGCCGCTTCCTTGCTTGCCTGTGCTGCTGCCGCACTCTGCTGTGCCGCCGTTGCATTCGTCTGGATCTCCGTCACCGCGTCCACTGCCAGCATTGCCAAAGTGATACTGTTGTTTCGCACAGTGGCCGACACGCCCTTATTGTTGCCCGTCCCCGTAACGGTAAAGGCAATGGTATCGGTATTGGAAAAAGTGTAGGTGTCAATGAAGGATGAAAGGCTCACCCGCTGCTGGGTTCCATCTTCCAGTACGAGAACAAAATCCGTCCCGTCCAGGTAAACGTCCAGCGCTATTTTTTCAATTCCCGTGTCAGTGCTTACACTGGTTCCGTCCTTTTTGGTGACTGTGATTACTCCCGTATCCATATTGATAGTGATATCCTGCACCAGCGTATTGGTTTCTGTCCCGATCTCCGCGTCGGCTTCCGCTTTGGTGTAGCAGTCGTCAACCAGCACCTTTAAAGCCGACAAAATGAGCTGCACCGTCTGGCCGGTTATGCCCGTGACCTGTGCTCCGATTTCATTTGCGCCAGTCGTGGACGTGAGCGCGTCAATCAGCCCGTTATAGTTTGCTTTGATAGAATCCCTTATCAGTTTGTCAAATACAGCCTTATTAGCCGCTGGGGTTCCTGAAAGAACATCCGGCTGCGAAACTACACCGTATGTGGTTATTTGTTCATCTGTGATCTTCCTATCTGCAATCGCCATTTCACCACTCCTTATCCCAAATCCGCCGAAGCGGTGGGCAGCGTGCCCTACCCCTTATAGTTCTTATCTTCCACGAATTCGAGCGCGATATTGTAAATTCCGAACGGTTCGTTCAGTTCGTTGTTTTCCAGCCGAAACCGCGCCTTATCCACCTTTTTGATCTTGATTTTTCGACCCAGGGTGCGCGGCGTGCGGTCGGATGAGAAAGACAGTTTCCCAAAATCGATATACCCAAAGTCGAAATACCGCGCTTTGCCCCCGGAATCCCACAGATCATACCAGATACCCTTTTTCTGCACCTTGATCCTTACGCCGGTCGCAATGGCAGAAGCCAGCCGCACCGCGATATACCGGAAGGTCTTGTTCTTATAGAAATACTTCCCGTCGATATCCGGAAGATCCCAATGGGAAATAATCGCCTGTCCGTTGTCGTTGTAGCTTTCCTGCGCCTCCGGGTCGGTGTAGAATTTCATGATCTTTCCGTCGCCCGTGCCGAAGCAAAGCGCCCCGTCCTGTTCCCACAGGATACGCGCATTGATCCCTGTCCAGTAATAGCACTCGTACTGGTAGACCGAATATGGCTGGTTCTTCTCATAGGTCTTTTGTAACCCGTCCAGAAGATATACCGTCCCGTTCAGGGAAAGCAGGTAGAAATCCTTGTAAGCAAATCCATACGCCTCTTCCGGATTCGCTTCCTCCTGCAATGCCTTGTTGATATAAAAGCTCCGGTTCTGCGCATAACGTTCGCCGGTGATGTCGGCGGGCGTAATCGCATATACCCCAAGCCGCGTCAAAAACACCGGTTCGGAGGAAATATATGCGAAGGTGTACTTTCCGAGCGCCCCCGCGCCTTGCAGCGCCCCCACAATTGGGAAAGCCGCCTTTTCGTTTTGCAGTGACCCATACCGCAGGACAATGTTTCGCCCGTCGTCCCCTTCGTCCTTGTGCGCCGCCAGCCGGTCGTTCACAATGGAATAGCCGAGAATCCGGGAGCTGTCCTGCCCGATAACCGAATACCAGAGATCCCCGAAATAGGTCGGGTCGTTCATCTCAGAATACCAGTCGTAATTTGGATATTTGGGATTGCCTGTCACAAACAGCCGGTCGGACGCGCCGTTCACGCCGTAGAGCACCGCGATATCGCAGTGGTTAATCTTATCCGCGTAGGCATAGGAAAACGCCTTGTAGGTGATTTTCACGGCGGCGCCAGAGGCGGGCGCGGCGGTGAAGGTCACGGTCTTGGTGGTGCGCTTCACGGTAAAGCCGTCGCCCTCCGTATACTTTTTATCTCCCACGGTCGCGGTCAGTTTCTCATCGCCAATTGCGGTTGTCAGGACGAAATCCTTCTGGCTCCCCGTTCCGGTGAAGTTCTCGGTCTTATATTCATATTCCCCCCACAGCCGGGAGGCGGTGATCTCCACATTATCTTGGCCGGTTACAGGCGTTGCGCCGGGCGCGGATGTGAAGGTGACGATCCCTTTTTCCCGGTCAACGGTGAAATCGGTGGTTTCCGCGAGATCCTTCCATACCCCGGAGGAGGTCATCTTCTTCGCCGTTACCTTCGTTTCGTCGAGATTCCCATAACTGAGCTGGTACTTGGTCACGCTAGACTTTCCATAGAAGCTCTCCGTCCATTTGGAGCCGAGCAGGTTGATTGGTTCCAGCGCCGTTCCCCCGCCCTCCGGGTCGCGGGATATGATGATCTTTGGGACATAGGCCTTTTCGGAAACCGGCTTCACGGCATAGGCCTTCACGCCTTCTTCCTCAAACTCGCCGTAGGCCAGAAATTTCTTTCCATCCAGAATATAGAGCTTCTTTTTCAGCTGGTACGCCTTGGAACGGACATCGTTCATTTCCGTATAAATGGCCTCACCGTTCAGGTAGAGCTTTGTCCCGGCGTGGATGATGATGTGCTCGCCGCTGTCGTCCACGAGCTTATGCACCCCGTTAATCCGCCCGTCGTAGGTTTCCGTCAGGTGGTAGCCCATCCGCTTGCGCACCTTGCCCGGCACGTCCCGGATCATGTTGGGCGCGTCCGGGCTGCGGTAGTTCTCCACGTTCGACGGGGAGTTGTAGAGGTCTACCCCCTTGAGGTTTTCAATATTGAGGATCGAGATATCCGGCCCGCTCGGGATTTTGAACTGCGCCATACTACCACCAGCCCCTTGCGCTCAAAAATTCGGTCTGCACCACCGGGGTAACCGCCCCACGCAGTTCCTCCCGTGCCGTCTCGAACTCGTTGCGAAACTGCACGGACTGGGAGATGTCATCGTCCTTGTAGAGCTGTGACACGATATAAAGCGGGATGAGCACCGCCACCTCGGGGTCAAGCGGCAATTCGTAGTCGTCCACCGTGTCCTTCGTGATCTCTGCCGGATAGGCGTTATAGTAGATTCGCCACTTTCCCGCCCGCTCGCCGGGCAGGACAAGGATACTGTCCCCTTCAAACACAAAGCCGGTTTCCTGTCGGTAGCCGTTTTCGTCCTCCACAAAGATCTGGTTGTCCTTCACCGAATAATAATCGTCGCAGAGCGCCCGCAGGTCGTAGCGCTGGATGCCTGCCTGCGTCCCGTCCTGCTCAAGCTCATGGTATTTGATGAGGAACTTTCCCGCCGTGGACAAAAGCTGCAGCGCTTCGTTCGCCGCAGCGGGCATTGAAAGCAAATACGGCTGGGTGGTATCGTCCATCACGATATCGTCGCCAGGAATGGCAAACATCCGCTGCAGGGCCGCTATTTTGATTTCTTTCCAGGTCATCCACATTTCCTCCCAATCCAAATAGAAAAGCCGTCAGCCTGAATATCAGACTGACGGCTTGACACTTCTCATATGCCACGGTATAATAAAGATACAAAAGGGCACTGCCGACAGACGGTTACGCCCCAGTAGAGTTACAAAGAGTAGCCGCTACATTTGGACGTGTGGGCGGCTACTTCTTTTTTATTGCGAGTATGTATCCGGTTGCTGCGATCAGCACAAGGATGATCCAACCATAATCCATAAGCAACGCCCCCTTTCAGGGGCTAAGACTTAACCGCCTGCCGCTGGGATCGACAGTGCCTGCGATCATTATACCCAGTCTGATATTCGGCTGTCAAGGTGCAAGGCCCGCCCATCCCGGACGGGCCTTTTCTCATGCCTTAAAGCGCGGTCGCGCCGGTGATCCCGCCGACAGCGGCAAACCGCCAGTCCGCAAAACCGGCAATGAAACGCGCGTAGCCGTTCCACACGTTATTGTCATTGTTGTTGTCCACCCAGGTTTTGACCTCGAGCTTCACGCGGTCGAGCCAGAGCGCGCCGCCCACTTCCTCATTGTAGGTGGAATCCATCAGAATCCACGGCTTCACGCCGGAAGCAAGGAACTGGTTGAGATACGGCCACACAATGACACTCCAACGCCCATACTGGTAGTTGAAGCCGTTGTTGCTGGTATCCGGGTCTTTGTCCGCGCCGATCGCCTCGAACACATCGTTTTTCAGTCCTGCGTCGTTGGGAATAACGATGGTATTGGGCGTGACCGCCAAAATATTCCTATTGTCGTCGGTGAAGTTCTGCATCCGGGTTTCGAGCTTCCCGAGCGCTGCGTTCGAAAACGCATCCGAAAACTTGTTCGACTGTGCAGCGCCCTTCACCTTTGCCGGATGATCGGTCGCAAAGACCGCCTTCCCGTCCGCGCCTGCGGTTGAGAAGCTTTTCCCGCCAAAGGCCACGGAAGTTCCGGAAATGCCGCCCGCCAGAAGCGCCGCCGCGAACTGCTCGCGGGTGCGGTAGTAGCCGTTCACGAAGCCGAGCGGCTTTTTGTTCATGTCTAAGAGCTTCGCGTCCTCCACCATCTCGCGGGTGATGACGAACTGATCCTTCCAGGTCTCATGCTCAAGGATCTTGTCAAAGCCCTCCTGCATCTCGTCCTTCGGATATGCACCACCCTCACCTACCGGCTGGAAGCCGTTCATGGAAGTCATCGAAGTGATCTTTTCCGCAAAGTTCTTCGAGGTGCTTTCCTTGAAGATCAGCGGCGCAATCGCCTTCTGTTCAAAGGCTTCCGCTTTCTTCTCAATAAACATCATAATGGGTTCGGCGCTCTTTCCGTAAATGGATTCGTTCAGGCCTGACCCCTTGCTGAATGTAATGCCTGCCATCTCTATCCCCCCTTAGAATCGGACTGCCACGGTGTCCCCGATCGCAGTCCCGTCAATCGCGGCAATCTCCGCAACGCCGCTTGTGGTGGTCGCGGTCACCTGCAGGCCATCGGTATGCAGGGTAACCTTATCGCCAATTTTTAGAGCTGTTCCCTCCGCTGAAAGCGGAACCTCGAAGATCATGTATTTCTGCACCCGCCACACCGGAAGCCCGCCGTTTACAGGCTCTGATCCAGCCGCAATAAAGGCCGGAGCTGCGGTCGCGCCGCATTTGGTTACAGCGCCGCTCGCCAGAACGAGCGCTTCGCCCACGGTGTAGGTTTCATCCGTTGTCACCGGAAGATATTCCATCGGAGGCGTGCTCTGCACGTCCGATTTTCTCAGTTTGAAAGCCATATTTTCATCTCCTTATAGATGTCTCTGGTAAAATTTCTGAATCTCCGCATCGGTCGCTCCGGGGTTCCAGCGTTTAAATTCCGCCAGTTTGTCCGGCGGAATCTCTACAGATTCCCCTGCACCGCCTGCGGTTGCCGTCATGTGGGAACGCCCGTTGATCGCGTTGATCGCCGCCTGCTTTGCCGCTGCCGCCTTTTTTCCGGCAATGGTATCAAGGTTGGCCGCTGCATAAGCCTTGGCGAGCGGGATGCCCCTGCCCCAAAGTGATAGCACTTCCTGCGCGTTCGGAAGGTTTGCAATATCCGAAAAGGATTTTACGCCCGCGTCCGGGAACTGTTTTACAAGCTCGTCCACCTGCGCCTGTCTCCATCCCTCAAACTGCCGCGCCTTATTCTGCTCAATCACCTGCCGCGCTTCCTGCACAATAGGGTTCTGGCTGACCGCCTCGCGCACCACCGGCGCAATCGCCTGCGGGTCGATCCCATACTGTTCTATGTATTGCTGGCGCTTATGCTCCGCTTCCTGCTGCTGTACGGCCCGTTCCAGCTCTTCAAAGCTGGAAAAACCGCGCGCCCGCGCCAGGGTTTCCATCCGTTCCTGCATCATGCGCATCCTTGTCTCCGCTTCGCGACGGGCGGCGGCATACTGCGCGCGTTCCTCCGGCGGCTGTCCGGCGGGTTCAGCCTCGTTTACGCCTTCTTCCGGCTCATTGGCAGGATCGTCCATATTCTCCGGTTCTGTGCCCGGTTCCATTGCAGGGTCGGCGGCTTCCTGCTCGTTTGCGCCTTCCATATTCAAAAAATCTTCCATGATAGTCCTTTCTCAGTCGGGATTTTTGCGCTTTTCCCATGCGTATTGGTGGGGTGCTGTTCGGGGGTTTACTTCCCGGTCTTTTTGCTTCTCAGGTCGCCGCCGGTCTTGACGGTGTTCTTGCCGCTGCCGCCCTGTGGGTACGGCGCTTTCACCTGCTGCGCGCCCTTGTTCGAGATTTTACCGGAATATCCGCTTTTTTCCGCCATGCTATTCACCACCTTTCGCACTGGAATCATAATCAAGATGCATGACCGTATTGATCACGCGGTTAAAATTAGGGCATTGTGGGTTCATGCAGGTTATTTCCTGCACCGTATAGACCCGCGTTGGGGTATCCGGGGAGCTGTCCCCCTCCACCTTGGTATAAACCCTGCTGATCTGGGCCTGCACCGGGCATTTCGGGCATTCCATGCTGCTGCACCTCCTTCTGGTTTTGCAAATAGGTCTTGGTATCTCCCGCGCCGGGATAGTGTAAAAGCTCCATCTTCGTCCAGAACAGGATCAGGGTGTCGATGCTGGCCGGGTCCCCGAAAGCGCCCTGTTGGAAATTCATGCGGGTTTCCTGCCACATCGCCTCCCGGTTGTTGGCAAGCGGCGCGGAGGTGTCACAGCTGAACAGAAAGTCATCCACCCAATACCATTGGCCCGCGTCATCCTGCTCTAAGAAGTCATAGCGGTTGAACACACCGTACTCGACGTTTCCCTGGCTGTCCTTGGAGGTCACAGGGCGCGGTTCATCCGCATAGGCGAGCATGAACTTGAACATGAGTTCAAACAGCTGGGCATAGGCCGCGTTCTTCATCACCCGCTTGCTTTCGAGCCGTCCGGCAGACTGTGCCGCCGCGAATTCCTTCGCCTTCCCGCTGGTGGCGGTTGTATCCCGCCGCCCCTGGAAGCTGTCGGTGATCCCGATGATCTGCCGCGCGCTTTGGTATGCGTTCTCCACACGGCCCATGTCGTTTCCCACATCCGGCTGTATGTTCAGAACGTCCACCATCGCCTTCTGCGCGGGGTTTTCGAGCTCCAATACCTTTAACTCCGTATCGTCCTTGCGGACATATACGCCCTTGGGGAGCGTCACATAGCTGCCGCCCTTGGTGAGCTTTTCATCGATCTTGGTGTCGAGCTTCTTGATCTCGTTTTGCATGTCGCGGATCTTGTCCACGTCGCTGTCGCCCAAAAACTGCCCGAAAACCGAGACGTTGCGGCGCAGCACCAGCGGGAACGCATCCGGTTTGTAGCGCGGTATCCGGGTAGGAACCGGAAAGCCGTATTCGTCCACTTCGCCGGAATCCATAGGGATTACCGTACCGTCCGACCTTTCCGCATCTTCGGCCAGCGTTTCATATTCCTCAGTCACTTCCTCAAATGACCGCGAGCCGCAGTAGACACACTGGTTCCCATCTCCGTTTTCGCCGCATTTTTTACATCTGTGCAATCGCCGCGCCTGGTAGTCCGCATAGTCCTCCAGAACCACGTCGTTAACCCAGCTAAAGCGCCCGATCCCGCCCTGTTTGTTGCGGTAATAGGCGATGTTCTGGGTCACCATGTCCCGTGCCGGGTCCATCCCCGCGCCGCGTGTGTCCGGCGCACTTTCGCTCTCGTCGGTCACATCTACGCCATACCGGCGTTTGATCGCCTCTTTGGTCTGCGCCACCTGCAGGATGATGTAATCCATCTCCCGGATCTCGGTAACCCCAGCCTGTGGGATGACCTGCTTTGGGTGCAAAAGCGATATCGCCAGTTCGCCCACTGTTTTATGCGTACTCCGGCGGCTGTCCCACTCACAAAGAAACAATGACCCGCCCTGGATCGGCGTGGTGCGCTCCTGCTCGTCGTTGAGCGTCTCGAATGGGAGCCTGTCCAGCTCGTTGCGCAGCATGTTTTCAATGAGGTTTGCCAGCGGTTCATGGCGCTTGTGCCGCGCCGTTACCTTTGGCTGCGGAATGTTGGAATCCACCTGCGCTTCCACCAGCTCCGCCACGATGTTGCGCACATAGCTCGCCTTCTGCGCGGGTTTATCCGAGACGCTGTCAATCTCCTTTGTCCCCGCATACAGCGCCTCCCGCTGGTCGTAGAGCACGGTCGGGGCCAGCGCCTTGTTGCGGCTTAGCCGCTCCTGCCACAAGCCGAGCTTGTCCTGCTCTTTTCGCTTATCCAGTATGTTTGCCCCCTTTCGCAAGAGTTTAGATATCAAAACGGATTCCCCCATTTCTCGATCAGGTAGGCGCGTCCCGCTTCGCTCGCCCCCTGGTAGTCCTCCCACTGGTCGGGTGTCCATTTGACCCTGCCCTTTATTTGCTCACGTTCTGTATAGTCCTGCTGCGGCCTGATATAATGCGCAATCGCCAACGCCATAATGTGATCGTCGTGCGCTCCCTGCTGGGCCTCCGGTCTGCCCTTTTCGTTACGCACAAAGGTCAACATCTCGCCCAGTGTGTCCGGGTCGTTCATCAACTCTATCGATTCCCGCACCACCTGAACCAAACCAGCTATAATGACCGGGCGGGTGGTAGAAGTGGTCTTGAATCCATAAGCGTCTTTCGGCTTGTGGGTGTAGTTGTCCTCGGTCTGCCGCACATACTGTTTTGGATATTGCAGCCGCTCCAATTCTTTGACCGGGAATGTGGAAAAGTTCGTTTCAATGCCAACGAGCGCGGTGTTGTAATAAACCCCGAGGCAATAGATCTGCCGCGCGTAAACATCCTCGTCAAACTGGTGAGACAGTACCGCCGCCTGTCTCCCATCCGTATTGTCAAGCACCTGCCCGATAAATCGGTCTGATCCTTCGCCTGCGGTGTCTCCGCCGATTACATAGGGCGCACCCTCTCTTGGCGGCTCATAAATCTTGATGCATCCGTCCGGACTGTCCACCCATTGGATCTCTGTAATCTTTATACCGTCATAGCGGTATTCAAAATATCCGGTCGCTTTGGGCCGCAGGCCACGGATCTCCGCCAATCTTCTGTTGACCTTTTGCGCGTCAAAAATTGTGCTTCCCAGCACACCCCATTGTCCCAGACAGTAAACATCGTAGTAATACGGATCGGTTTCCTTATAGCTTTCCAGGAGCTTTTTATAGTCCTCATCCAAAAAAGCATTGTCTTTGTAGGTGGTGTGCAAAACAGTTACCCGGTCGTCCTTACGGTCAAAAAACCGCTTTTTCAGCCAGTGGTTTACATCCACAGGATTGAAGGAGATAACGATCTGTTTTTGCGTTCCCTTGCCGCGCAAGCGCACATCCAATTGGTTGAAATCCGCTTCCAGGGTCTCACTTGCCTCTTCGATCCAGATATCCGTCAATTCTCCTTTGGCAAAGGTGATGGATTTCAGTTTTTCAGTATCGTCCAGTCCTTTAAACAAAACTGAATTTTGATTCAGAATGCAGGTAATTCGCATATCGCTCTCATTGGCCTTGAAGTATTCGGAAAGCCCCCATCTGGCGATTACCTGCTTAAATAAGGCGAAGGTTGAATCTCGGTTTGTACGCCCTACCGCGCGTACCACTAATAGATTCAGCAGCTTATCTTTGAGGATATGGTATATGTAACGCTCTGCGATAAAGTAACTTTTCCCCGATCCAGCTCCACCATAGAACACCATGTAACGGTGCTGATCTTCCAAATATGGCAGGAAAGCGGGATTAAAGACTTTTCTGGAAATTTGAATATCAATCATCGGTCAATCTTATCTTGATACTGGTAGTTTGGCTAACCTCCGCGCCGTCCGGCTTTTCCTTCCAGCCCTTGAAGTTGTTTGCGAGGCTGAATTTTGCCCCGTTCGCTCCGTCTTTGTCGTACAGTCTCGATTCCGCGTATTCCTCAACTCTGGACTTCGCGCGCGTGATCGTGTCATTAAAACATTTATCTCTCGTCTGATAGTTTAACAGCGCTTGACGGCTCATAAATCCCAAGGCAAGCGCTAAACCCGTTACCGTCGGAGGATGTGCGCCTATAATTACCGGCTTCCCGTATTTATTTAAAACTGGTCTTTCTCCCCCACTTTCGTCCGGCAATGTCAATGGGTATCCTTCGCAGTCCTTGAAATATGCGTCTATGAGCCTTTGCATTTCTTCTGGCTCTGAAAATCTCGGCGCTCTTCCGCGCGGTGATTTCGCGCTATTCTTTTTTTCTCCCACAAAATCACCCCTTTCTGTTTGACTTCCACGCGCATACGTGATATATTTTTATGGGAGGTGTTTACATGCCTGGTAAAATTACGGATGCGCGCATTGCCGCTGGATTGTCGCGCGCTGAACTTTCTCGCGCTTCTGGCGTGTCTTTGCGTACATTGGAAGATTGGGAAAGCGGTAGAAATAAACCGCGTGATGTCTATGTTTTAGCAAGGCTTGCTAAGTTCCTGCACTGCAAAATTGAGGACTTGATCGAAATCCCGTCCGAGTAATCGGGCGGTTTTCTTTTTCTAAAATAAATTTTCAAAATCTCTTGACACCCACGTTTATACGTGGTATATTATAGCCATAGACAACACACCACCAACAATATAGGAGGGCCCGATATGTTCGATTTTATCGCCGCTATAGACAAACGAGACGAGGACAAATGCAAAGCCCTATATAATCTGATTGCATCAAACACTGAACACGTTATGGCGCTTACTCCGACCGGCGGCGGATACACTGGTGCAATGACACGCTATTGCGATATCCCAAATGTGATTACTGCAAAATGGTGTAAAGAATTCGCCGACGAAGCTAAAGAAATTACCGGACTGGAAATCTGTAGAGTTGAAGCATATAAAGGCAATAAAAAAGCTGTCTATCATGTAAACAAAAACTGTCTGCGTATTTATGAGGGATATGGTTTTACATGGACGGCGATCTACGAGAACAACAATGGGATTATTTGCAGAGATCAAGCCGCTTTAGCTTGCGAATGCTGAATGAGAGGATGTCTATTATGAAGGTTATTAGATTTGATAATGAAGGCCCCGCCAACCGCGGCGAATACATCTCCAGCAAAACCAGCATCCGAGAAATTGCAATGGAATATGGGCATACCCAGGACACGATCGAACTGTATGACGATGACGATGTGCTTGTAGCTATTGCCACTTGGCCGCAGACTGGGGGGGCTTATATGTATTGCACCGGAAAAAATCTCGACCCAAATCCAATCTACAGGGTTTTCATACACTAAAAATTAAGGGACATTGCAATGTGTGATCCGATCGGGAAGATTGAATACTTTGATTCCGGTGAAACTGTTTTTTACGAACTCCCCGAGGACTTTTTAACCGCTATAGCTCACAACCTAGATGTTCTCGGAATTAATGGGTGGCAGTATACAGCCTTGATTGACGATCCTAAGCTTAAATACAAGGCATACACCCTTGTTTCCAATGAGTTCGGGCTAGATCCGCCCTCATTTGAGGAGTTTTCTCAAAGCCTCAGAAGTATGTAAGAGCAGCATTAAACGCTTTCGATTGATTCGAGGGCGTTTTCTTTTTGATTTATCTCCCGGCACACCGCCTCATACTGTGCATTAAGATCCCCCAACTCCGCTTTTGCCTCCCTGCGCTTCTTCCCGGTCTTGTGGATTAGCCGTTCGTGCAGCTCTATGCGCTCGCGTAAGATACGCAACCGCTCTTGTTCCAGTGTTTCTAGGTCGATGACTGCCACCGCCTTTTTCGAGGTTAAGATCTTGCATTTTTTCGGCCGCCCCTAAACTGGCTTTCTATGCGGGTATTAAGCGTTTTTCTCCGATTTTTCGGCCGCGTCCATAATTCTGTCAAGATATCGGTTTGTCTTAATCTTGTTCTCCTTTTTGTCGGCCTGTTTGTGCAGATGCTTTCCCGTGCAACCGAACCTGATTCTCTTTCCGAGCTTCATTTTTTCCGCTCCTTATTTTAGGAGTTAGGGCATACTTTGCCCGGTATGCCAGCGGGTGAAAGGAGGTTGTACAAATGGCGAAAGCCCCATGAATCAAACATGGGCGCGGCTTCTGCACATTGCACAGGTTCCGCCGATTCTTTGCTTTCGTGTTGGCGGCTTTTCTTTGAGCAAGCCGCCTGGCGCTGGGCACCGCTCAATTGCGTTGTGCGTTTTAACTCCAGCACAGGATCACGCACAACCTTGTGTGGCCCCCCCCCCGCATACTGGCTGGGAGCATACGGTTCATCGGGTACAATGTACCGTGGCAGGGATTTGCACCCTGCATGAGTGGTTTGCCATCTTACGCCCATCGCGCATTTCTGCGGCCTGAAAAGCGTGAGCACTTAAGCCCTAACCGCCTTCAGGGTTATAGGTGCCACTCTACCCGTCACCATAGCGTCTACCTATTCCGCCACACGGTTATGTCTAAATGCCGCTCCTAAAAACAAGGCCGATGCAGGCACCCGCCTTTTGAAACCTCACGGCTGGTTTTGTTCGTACCGCGTCAGGCTCGTGCGCCCTTTGCGGCATATCAACACTTTGTCTTTCCGTCAATGCTCGCCTGGATCTGCGACAGACTGTATAACAGGCTCTGTTCCGAGCGGTAAAGCCCTTTAATGCGCTTTTCCAGTTCGTCTCGTTCTTTCCCGTTCGTGCCTTTCAAGCCCGCTTGCAAAGCCTCCCGACGCTTCCTGATGGGCTCTAATTGGTTGAGATATTCGATTTTCAGTTCTTCGAGATTTTTCATAAGTAAAATAAAAAAGTGGACTACAAGCATTTCTGCTCATAGCCCACTCTGGCTGTTACTCCCGAGACTCTACGGGAGCCGATATTTTTCTTTCTGATATTCTCTCAAACACAACGACTTCATGTTTGAGCCTTTTGACCTCCGCCACATTGCCCCGCAAGACAATATTCTCAATTTCTTGCACCAGGTCGCCAGTCAATAGTTTCTTTTTATCTACTACTTTCATTATAGCATATATCCCTCCAAATTGCAAGTTGCATCTTTGTTGGTACTAATGGCCGCTTGCTGTATGCTGCCCCACTCCTGTATAAACCACTCTCTCCAATCGGCACAACTCCTCAACTCGTACTCTCTGTTGTGATAAATGGGGCATACTCTCTTTTTGCAGGTGTCACATGGGTAAATCATGGCTTGTCCTCGTCTGTTTTCCGGCGGCTGAATAATCCTCCGAGCAACAACTCCGCGATCATCTTGCCAATTGTGATTGCAAAGCCCGCAAGGATAAAGCAGGAGAGGGCAAAGAGTACATCGGATGTTGCATTAATCATGGGTAGCCTCCCTTTGTGATTTCGGTATATAAATTCTGTTTTCGTGTTTGCGTTCTGCCTTTCTGACTTCTCCAAGGAGCCGCTCCAAGGCCTTTATTTCCGGTTGATTATTTCTGACATATTGTTCTATGGGTTCAAGTTCTTCCGCCGCGTCTTTGGCGTTTCTGCGCTTCTGACGGGCTTCCCGGAGCCTTATGGCGGCTTTTGCGGTATCCCGATAATTGAGGTTGTCCAGCTCTAATGAGTGTAGGATGTCTTGGGTAATTTTCTCCTGTTTCTCCTGTTCCGCTCGCCGGATGTGATAAATCTGAGCGCTGTCCCGGAGAAAGGAAAGAAACTCCTCAATCGTCTTGCTGGTGTACATCGGTTCCAGCCTCCTTTTGTTTCGCGCCATCCTTTCGTTCTCCATAGCTGCAAAAATCTGTGTCCTTATGCGCAAAATCAAGGTAACCGCACCTGCCGAAATTAGGTGGATGATTTTTCAGACGGTTTGGTCGATCATGCTCATATACAAAATTTTTGCACTCCGCGCACCTACACCCGCCCGCTGCGTGGATGGGATCGATGGTGGGGGCATCTTGGACCATTTCCCAAATAACATCTTCGTCAGAGTTGTCGTAATATGTTGCGTCAAGAATCTGAAGGGAAAGTGCATCTGCATCAATCAGCCGCATCTTCTTCGCCTCCGTCCATCCACGGCCATTTTACTAATTTCATTTTCGCTCCACAATGGGGGCAGTGCGGGGTATCTCCGCATGTCTCGATGTGGCATTCGGAGCATTCGCATGTAAGTCCAAATTCGTCGTCGTGCATAATCCACCGCCCATACACCACCGGTGCGACATCGGCGGCGGGTAGGCCCTTAATTGCTCCTCCTATATTCCACGCTACGGAATCTCCGCAATAATCGTGCATTTTTAGGCAATCTTCGTATTCTTTCTGGCATATACTCAATGCGGCTTCCCGCTCTATGTATTCAGCCATTGGTGCTCCTCCTGTTCCAAAGTTTACGTAATGCTTTCAAGCAAGCATTATCGTGCTCTTGTCTATCTGAATCTCCCCACGGAATTTCAGCATCTATTCTCGCCCCGCAATTACAGCATTCGATGTAACATTCAGGACTTATTTCAAATGCACCCGCTCTAATATCGTCTGAGCCGCAGAATGGGCAGGGTTTTAAATCTTTCATCTATTGCACCTCCCGCAAATAGCGCCCACATATGGGGCAAAAGTGCGCTGGCGCTCCGTCAAGCTCATTATAGTCATCATCAAAAGTGAGCACGTCTTCGTTCAAGCAATATTTGCACCCTTCCAGCCGTTCCCGCTCATTTTGTAAGGCAGCAATTTTAACAAGCTCAATCTCGACGGAATGCTCGCACCTGCTCTTGCCGCGATGATTCGGCATTTTAAGATGCTCACGATAAGATTCAATTCGACACTTACAGCTTTTGATCGCCCGGTCTATTTGCTCTTTTGTCAGGTTATTCATGCCCGTCCACCTCATTCAAAGCTTTTTGTGATTTAAGATACTGCGCTGGCGTTTGCTTGGTGATCGTGATGCTAATTACTTCCGGGTTCCTGACCAACTCAATTGCTTTATTTAGGGTGATATCGTCGCTTTTGTAAGAGAACACCGCGCGGCCACACACAACGTTAAACTTTGCTTTCATTTATTGCACCTCATCCAATATCTCTCTCAGGTCTACGCACTCGCCGAAGTTTATCCACAACAGCAAATTTTCATCGATAGTGTAATAACAATCATCTTCACTGAACCATGCTCCGAGCGCGTGTAATTCTGGTTTTCTCTCGAACGCATACAGATATCCATCTTTGTCACGCGCAACCCACGGCGTGCCCTCTGCCACTCTCCCGCGCATGATTGCGATATCCTGATCGGTGTAGCGTGGGCGGCGGATGATTTTTAGCTCGCCTTGGATGAGCTGGCAAAGATGGCATCCTGGTATCGCTACGTCGGGTCTGCCGTATACAGTTCCATCCTCCTCTATGTGGGCTCGCATATAAAGTGTGCCATAATCTGATCTAACCTCAAATTTTTCGCCTATTTCCAGCGGCGTTTCATCTCCGCCGAGTATGTAACAAATGCGTGGTAATTCTTTTTTCATGGCTCGTCCCTTTCTCCCTGCTACGCCGGGCGGTTTGGTTTTAAAACCTAATTTGCGCTTTAACCGCCTCCAGGCGCTCCAGCGCTTTTTCGTAATAATCCCGGTCGATCTCAAATCCGATATAATCAAATCCCATGTTGTGGCAGGCAATCAGGCTGGACGCGCTGCCTGCGTGAGTGTCGAGGATCTTGTCTCCGGGTTTTGCGTATTTGGATAATAGCCACTCGTAGAGCGCTACCGGCTTTTGCGTGGGATGGATTCTACAATCGTCTTTTTTGCCCTGCGGCGGATACTCAAACACTTTAGATATCGTTCCAAGCCCCTCCGATATGTAGGCAACTTCCGCCATCGACATGGTAAATTTCTCGGATATCGTTTGTTTTTTCCAGACAACGAATCCTTTGTATTCTGGTAATTTAAAATTGTTTGCGCCCCATATGATTTGATTTTGACTTATGCGAAACAACTCATCAAAATATTTTGCGTCTGGCTTTTTTCCGAAAGCTTTCATTGTCCCGTGTTTCCGCATATCTTTTGTGGGGCAATTCTCCGATTCATCTCTATAGGGCGGATCTACAATCGCCAGTTCAAAATATTTGTCCGGGAATTCCCGCATCCCATCCATGCAATCCATGTTGTAAAGTTGATTTAGTTCCAGCGTTTTTATCACCTCGGTTTCGGTTTATGGCGTTTCATGAGATTCTCCGGATCTGTTTTACGCGGTTTTTAAGCCCGTAAGAGGCCTTTTCCATGTCACTCGCGAAATCTTCTTCTAGTATCCGGGTCACTTCATTTTCAAGCCGCGTGAGCCGCTCGTCGCCAAAACCAAATATATTGTTCAGAGCCACGGCGCATAGGTTTAAGGCAAAGTCGAAGCCCTCCGTCGTCGCCTCATGAAGTTCCGCTGCCTTTCGTTGCTGCAACTTTACAGCGTAAGCATTTTTCATTGTCCCGCCTCCCATTCTCGGTAAATTTCGATCCACTGGTCAAGTGGCATTGTTACCAACCACTCACAGTGATTCTTGCGGTGCATTACAACAGGCATTTCGCCTTCCCGTGCGTCCCGCTTCGCCTGCGCTATAGCGTCCTCAATGCAAAGCCGCTCGACCCGTTTGCACTCGATATGGATTCCCGGCAGGCCCACAACATCAGCATCCCCATTGGCTCCGCTGTACTGCTGACCGCGTCTGCAATCATATCCCAGGTCACGCAGTTTCCGGGCAAGCTCCCGCTCCCCTGCGGCTCCTTTTTGGCGGCTGTTCATTCTTCGTACCTCGTCTCGTACTCGCAGAACCGCTGGAACTCCCCTGTAAACGAAAGGGTGATGTATCCTGTTGAACCTTCTTTGTTTTTTGCGATAATGAGCTTGCGGTCTGAGTTTTGCTGTTCCCGGTCAGTCTCGTGTAACAGTAATATCACGTCCGCGTCCTGTTCAATCTGCCCGGATTCTCGAAGGCTTGTCATGTCCGGCTCGCCTTTTCCCTCCCGGTTGAGCTGGGACAGCGCCACAACCGTTATTTTCGACTGCTGCGCCATCGTGTGCAGATCCATCGAGATGTTCGTGACCCGCTCATAAAGCCCCTTCCCTTCGCTTTTTATGAGCGAAAGATAATCGATAAAGATCACGTCTGCCCGCAGCTGCACCGCCTTCGCGCGAATCTGCGCCACCGTCCAGCCCGCCGCCTCCACGACAAATAGCCGCAGGTTTTTGAAACGGTCGTATGCCTCCGCGATCCTTGACCAGTCAGTCACGGTTCCTTCCTTAATCGATGACAGCGGCGTACTCGTGAAGTTCGCCACAATCCGATCCATCAGCTTCATGCCGGACGTTTCCAGACTGAAATAAACCACATTCATTGTTCGTGCCATTGTAAGCATCAGCTGCAAAGTCAGCGCCGTCTTACCCGCCGAAGGCCGTGCGCCGACGATCACATAGTCCCCCCGGTCAATGTATGTAAGCCGGTCAAGCCGTGAAATCCCGGTCTTGATATAGGTTTTTGGCTTCATCTTGGTTTCGTAGAAACGCAGGAACAGATCCTTTGCGGAAAGCTCAGTCTTTGCATCCGTCTCATTGAGTGCTTCGTTCGCCCGCACCGCAAGCGTCCGGCATTCATCGAGTTCTTCTCCTTCCTGCAGGGCCGCTTCCAGGGACTGTGCTTCTCGGTATGCCCGAATCCGGCGTGCCGAGCTTTTCACCAGCCCGATATAGCTTTGAAAGTTTTTGACGGTCGGGGCCGCCGCGCACGCTTCGGCTATCAGGGGCTTGTACGCCTCATCCAGCCTCCCCAGCACCGTGAGCACATCCACCGGCTTATTGAGGTCATAAAGCGCCTTACAGGCCGCATAGACGTTGCGATACTCCACGATCTGAAAATCTTCCAGGCCAATCTGTAAAACCGCCTCCGGCAGAACCGTTTCCGGGCTCATGATGATTGCTCCGATCACCGCCTGCTCCGCTTCTTTGTTTGGGCTAATCAAGGCTGCGCCACCTCCCTGTTTCTTCGCTCTTTGGGATTTCATCCTCCCATCTGTGCCCATTCAGCCATGTCGCCGGATGCGGAATATATTGTCCGCCGTCCTTTTTCCAAGCCGGGCTTTGTTTCTGCCTCTCCAGCGCATTCAGGAGTTTATCCAATAAGGCGCTGTCGGCTTTCAGCTTTTGATATGCTTTCAAAGCGTCCTGCTTTGCAATCTTTTTCGGATAGGCTTTCCAAAAATCGTCGAAGCCATATATATATTCTTTTTTATTATTAATACTTGTATTATTATGGTTGATCTTTTTGTCAATAGGGGTCTTGATCTTTTCGTCAATACCTATTGATCTTTTTGTCAATACCCCCTGATCCAAAACGGGATCAAAAACGATAATTCTGCGGCCATTCCCTGCCTGCTGATCGACGCTGACTTTTATGTACCCGCACTCCTGTAAATGACTGAGCCACCGTGAGACGGTTTCCTTCGACACTTTATAGAGCCTCGAAAAATAACCGTTGCTGGCCCAGGAATATCCTTCTGCCTGTGATAGGCTTGTGAGCTCCGCGAACAGCAGCTTTTCGGCGGGTTTGAGGCGGTCGTCGTACCGGACACATGCCGGAAGCACCGCATAATAGTTCGGTTTTTCCATCTTGTCCTCCTATGCTTTCCACCCGAGTTTCCTGCACATCTCCTCTGTCAGCCGAATCCAGGTGATATGATGGAGCTTATCAAATGGCTCCTGCCCCATTGCGTGCACCTCATTGTGGCACTCCCGGCAGAGCGGCTGCACCCGCTGGCCCTCATGGTGGATATCTTCCCGGTCGCGGCCCATCCCCACGCGATCCCATTCGTGGATATCCGCATGCTTTCCGCAAACGGCACATGTCCGGTGCATTACACAGGCGTACAGATACCGCTGCGTGTCCTCACATAGATTGAGAAGCGTGTCCATGCAGGGAATTCCATACTCGATGCAGAGTTCGATCATCCAGTCGATGAAATCCCGGGCCGTTGACATGTCTGCCGAATTATATGCCCCATCGGATAGGCTGAACAGGTCGATTCCACAGAGCTGGCAATAATGATAAGTCAGCTTCCTGCGAACAGAATCCGTCGAGATGTCGAGCAGATAGTTCATCTGCAAGGCGCACAAGAATTCGTGCTGCCTGCGTTTATCGCTATGCCGGATTCCGGCCACAAAGTCCGCAATGTCGCCTGACAATGCGAAAATCTTGTTGCGTTGGCGCGGACTGATGCTCCTGCCGTCCGGGACCACCAGCCGCACCGTTTTCACCTGATGCTCGACGACTTCGTGCAGGAGGCGTTTATCCGCCTCCAAAACCAGCTTTCCGCCGCCAAAGGAGAGTATCTTCGCTTCAGTATCCATCAGAATGGCGGGTCGGAGGAATCCGTGTCAACCGGCCCATAGTCCGCGCCTTTCGGGACGCTCTGACATCTCACCAGCGTTCCGTAGGTTGTGGATTTTTTGATCTTATCCTGAATCCACTGCGGAAGCTTGTCTATCAACGAAAGGCTCGCGGCGTCGTCCAGGGCAAAATAGGTGAGTTCGCTAACGACTGGCGGAGTCGGCATCCCTTTGGGGATAGACATGATGCTTTTGATGTTGGCATAGACGCTCCCGTTGCGCTCGTTGTGAACGATAGAGAGCTGGCAGGGCTTGCCGAGGACGTTTTGCAGGTCGAAGCCGTCCAATTCCTCCTGCGTGAAGTTCTTGCCGCGCCATGCCTCCAGATGCGTCCGCAGGTTCGCCTTTTCGCTCAGGGAAAGGGTGTATTCGTTGCTGATAACACGCGGCTTCTCCTCCCCGTCAATCTCGATTGTCTCGTCCGTCACTTCCCATGTGAGCAGCACTTTTCGCTGAGTTTTGTCGTATTTCTCGGAATACTGATCCCCAAGGTCGATGATGGAGATACAATTGGCAATATGTACGCCCTCAGAAACAGGTTCAAACGATCCGCCGGATTTTGCGCTTGCAATGATTGGCATGCTTATTCCTCACTTTCAAATTTCAAGGGGCATTTCCCACCCCGTCCATATTCTTCGTATACAATGGGTTCATCCGTAATGATACAGACCTTGCGGGATGGATTGCGTGCGTCCCGCAGGCAGAATGGGCACCACATGCAGACCGTCCGATCCTCCGGGAAATGAACGGTTACAACGGCGTGCCCGGTCGTGTAGAAATCAACTCCGTTCTTCATTTTTATCGGGCTCCGGCTCATATTTTCTTTCCAGTTCCGCAACCTTCCAGCGAAGATAATCTATCTTGCTGTCTCTCTCAGCCAGCGCTGCGTTCAGCGCTTCAAATACTTTGTCCAGCATAACGTCCTCCTTACAGGCAATAGCCCATTTCTTCCAATTCCAGACGGATAAAGTCAAGCCTCTCCTGCCTTTCTGCCGGGAGGCGGTCGTCCTCATAGTCAAACCGCGACGCATACAGATCCCGGTATTCCCAGATCAGGTCATTCGCCCGCTCCTGCTGCCGCGTTCTGGTCGGCGGTTCCAACGGTAGATCCCGCAGCACTTGACTTTTCCCGCCTTTCGTGTTTTAATAAACGTATCTTCAATTTCCATTGTTTGCGCTCTGTCGAGGTGCCAGCCTCGCAGGGCGCATGTTTTTTATCCACGGGATCAGGCTCTCCGTGATCGCCGCGCTGACTGCCAGATATAAACACCACGCCGCGAAAAGCATTATCCAAAACAATCCGTCCGCTGTCATGCTTGTCCCCTCCTTTTCTGCCGCCGCTCCCGGTTTTTACGAATCACTTCTTCCCGGTGTGCCGCATAATATTTGCGATGGTATTCCGTCCGATCCTCCCAATGCCTTTTCCGGGATTGCCGATCCCGCTCGCTCTGTATCCTGCGTTCGTTTTCTTCACAAGGTAGCGCATCTGCCGGATATGGACAGGTCAGACAGGAGTATTCATTCTTGTAATGGTCGCAGAGCTTCAAAACCGTTCCTGCCCTTCCAGTGGCTTATTGGGATATATGATGATTACCCGTGCCCCGTAGGGCTTCATTGTGGATTTTGCCCGCCGTTCCGCCTCTCTTCGCATCGTCTCCCGATCTGCGTCGGTTCCGAGATAGTACCCTTTCCCGTGGGAGCTGGATATGATGTTCACACCCTTTGTGCGCAGGCGTTCGATCTCTTTTCTGACAGCCCGTTCGCTGGTTTTCAGCCTGTCCGCCAGCCAGTACCGGGAAACCGCGTTCTCCTTACCCTCTTTGAGTAAATCCATTACGGTCATGTCTTACACCTCAAATCTATAGGGAAGCTTGTCTCGCTTGTGCAGGTTGTATCTTGCCAGGATTGCCTTTGCATATCGCAGCTGCCGGTAATTGGTGCTCAAATCCGCCTTTCCCATCCGCACGATCTCATCCGGGCTGCATTTCGATAACTGCTTTACAAGCGTCGCATCGTCTACCATATCGCCATAGGTTTTCAGAAAAAGCGTCATGCCCGAAAGGATGTACATAGTCAGCGACTTTCCCTCCCCGTGCCAAGCCTCCTTGATGATCCGTATCATCCGCGCAAAACCGGAAAAACCCAACTCGTCGTAAGCTTTTATTGTTTCGCGGATGGCCGAGATGCTGTTATCCCGCCCGTTACTGGATGTGAAGTTCCATTCGATTCCATTTGCTTTCAGCACCTTTTTGATATCCTCAATGTTGGGAAACTCTCCGGACTCGAACATTGACCGCACATCGTCTTTGGTGTTCAGCTTGGTTTTTGCCGCGTCCAGAAGATGATAGAATTCTGCCTCCTGCTGGTATGTAAGCCCGTAATAGACCTTGCAGGTGACAATCACGTCCACACCGTTGTTCATCTCCCGCAGCGCTGTGATCCGGTGCTGTCCGTCAATCACGTAATATTTGCCGCCACGGCAGTTCACGATGATCTCGTCCATGAGACGTGGATCATAATTTCGAATGATCTTGTCGACATGTCTGCGCTTTACCGGCCTCTGGTAGGCTTGCCCGGAAGTCAGGAGCGCCGTTGACAGCCGCATGATTTTGTAAGAAGTTTTGATATCCACGGGATAGTTACTTTGCCATTTTTGATTCTTTTTTGCCATGTTTCATTTTCCTTTCTGCCATGTCGTAGAAGGGCAGAATTGCCGCCGCCATACGGTCACAGGTATCGTACAGGGCTTGCGCCTGCTCCTTGTCCATGTTCTCAAATGCGGTCATGTGCCGCTCGTCTGCATAGGCTTCCGCCTCTCCTATAAAGCTTTCAGCGAAGGCTGCGAATTCCATGAAGGCCATTTCCGGGGTCGTGACGCATTCTTTGTCGACGTTCTTTAGATCCCGGATGGATTCGTTCATGTCCTTGAAGCGCCTGCCGGGGATAACCACCGGAACGAACGGTTCTGTCTGCGCGTGGTATTCGTCCACCGTCCTGATCTTCTTTGCCGCCAGCATTTCAGCCGCCTCTTTCTGCTTGTCCTCGTCTTTGATCCGCGCCAGTTTGAGTGCATTTTCTCTACTGATACCGGATTCTTTGACCACCGCTTTGACTTCCGGGGATAAATTCTTTGCAACCTGTATTTTCCCTCTGACAGCCCTCTCGGTCATTCCGATCTTTGCAGCCGTATCTGCGGCAAATGATTTTTCTATCGCAGCGGAAGAGTTTTCCGTTGCGATACCCCACCGTTTTTCATTCGTGGCTTTCGCTCCGGCTATGCCCGCTTTGGTGTCCGGGTGCAGTTCCTCGTAAATCTCCTTGCGACGCAAAAGCTGATCTGCTTCATCGATGTGGTTCAGGTTGTGCCGCACAAGGTTCTCGTCGATCTCCGCAAGCTCTGCCTGTAGGCCCTTTAGGTCGACCTGATTGCATTCGATGGTATCGCGCTCCAAACGCTTGACGGCCTCCAACCGGTGTGCGCCTGCTATGAGGTTATATTCCAGATCTATGGTGATGGGGTTGAGCAGTCCGATTTCTTCGATGCTCTGCGCCAGCGACTTCACCTTTTCTTCGTTGAGCGACCGCCGACCGGATTTTACCTTTACTTCGTTCGGGCTGATTCGTATCTGCATGTTCTTTCCTCCTTCCTTCTCTTTTGGGGGGCTTGTCCGTCAGGCTGTCCACCGAAAAGGACCACCCTGGGTATACCAGAGATAAAACGTCGCGGTTGGGATTTTAAATGCCCGGTTGCCCCGGATGTCTTTCTTCCAGCCCAGCCCAAACGGGCAGGCGCCATGCTCAATCGAGGCTCTAAGGCCGTCGTCGTCCATCCCCAGAAATCGTGCCGCTTCAATAAGCGGGATATAAAGCGGATTGCGTTCTATCAGCTCATTAAGCTCGGCCAGCTTATCGGATACGGGCTTTGGAATTGCTAGTGGGTTGAGCATTTTCTAATTCTCCTTTCTCGTAATTATTAGTGCCGCATATGCCATTGAACCAGAAATAACAGAATGTTTATGGACGTACATATCACAGCTACTGTAATGATCCTCTCCGGGCCCAACTCTTCGAAATATACGACCAGCCGTTTCCAAATACGCAATTGTGTATCATTCCTTTTCTGCCGCCCTATGGGCGGCTTTTATTGCTTGTCTTCCTTGTTTATGCTAGAATGTAAAAAAGGAGGGATTTTATGGAGGACAAGACTGAAATTATCCATGCAGTAATTGAACCGCTTAATAAGCTTACCGTGCCCGTCGCTTCTTCGGCAGGGAAAACGCTCTCAGATATTTGGGAGCTTGTATTTGGAGGATTCGGGCTTTACATCGATAAGAAACGCATTCAGCGCACACAGGCGCTTGAAGAATTTAAGCAAACTCTCTCACAAAATGTTAGTGCGATCCCTCCTAATGATCTGATCGAGCCCAAACTCTCTGTTGTTGGGCCAGCTCTCGAAGCATCCAAATATTATTTTGAGGAAAAAGAGCTGAGGGACATGTTTGCCAGCCTCATAGCAAGTGCACTGGATCGAAGAAAAACGGTCGTCTTACATCCGTCCTATGTGGAGATCATCCGACAACTTTCTTCCTTGGATGCTCAAAACTTGGTTTTATTCCAAATGAAAACCCTTCCTGTTGCAAAATATTGGTTCAGCCGTCCGAACGGGAGTCCTGCTCCCACGAATACAATCATTTTTTTATCTAATCCACAGGAAATTGATATTTACAAGCAATCCGTCTCTATGGAACATCTCCGGCATTTGGGATTGCTTGAAATCGATTTTGAGACTCATCTCGTTTCTCCCGATGCTTATCAGGCATTTTATGAAACACCGCTATTTTTGAATTTCAAGAATATTGTAAGTAACTCAGACACGTTCTCAGCTGTCAATATCAAAAAGGGAATTGCCCGTTTAACTACCTTGGGAGAGTTCTTTCTCTATGTCTGCTATCCAGACTTTCCAAAAGGACCTTCTCCAAGTGCTTGGCCGTCTCATCTAAATATTGGTCAACCCGTTTCAGATGTCGGGCTGCGCACAAGCGCGACATAACAAGTGAAACCAAACCTGAAATAACGATGCAGAGAACAAATTCCAATTTATTGCCTCCTCGCCGCCCTATGGGCGGTTTTCTTGTGTGATAAAATAACTAAATATTTGTTTGCTCCTTTTTACCGGCGATGCTATAATCAAAAAAAGGGGGTTAATCTTATGAATAAAAAGTATGAAACCCTAAAAGCTGTCCAAATTGCAGCAAAAAATAATTACTTGAAATGGGTTTCTCCACAAGAGGTTAAGGATGTTTTCCCAAAGGCCGATTATGTATATGTCCGAAAACTGTGTGATGACGGTTATCTCACTATGGAGTCGGGGACGGGAAATGTTGCTATGGAACCCTTGGGCTCTGACCTAATTGACCAATACGAAGAAACCCGTCACGAAATTTTGTTTAACCGATTCATTTCTATTGTTGCAATTCTTCTTTCTGTAATTGGCTGGTTTCTACCTTTTAAATAAAATTGATCCCAAGGAAATTAGAATTGCTAGAATTGGTAAGACCTTATCAACTATTCTCCAAAACTTTCCATATATTGGGTCAAAAAAAGTGACTTCATCTTTTTTAGGTTTCAGTGTCCTGCACCTCCTTATTAAGCGTCGAAAGCTCCACAGCACGATTGGTTTCTGGTATTACAATTTGATTTCATTGGAATCTTCCTTGCACAGCTATAATTACCATTTGTTGCGTTATGCAACATTACTGATAAAAAAAATAGATTCCAAATTGCTCATCAGGTATTTGTAAAAATTTCGCCAGAATTTCCGCTTGTGATAAAGAAAAGGGCCGTAAATTATTGATTTTTTGATTAAATGTAGGCGTTCGGATCTTTAGCGCCTTTGCGCAATTCTCTTGAGTTAGATTCATTTCCTTTATCCGGCCTTTAAGTTTTTGTGTGTTTACCAATTTTTCACCTCCAATTTGTAGCATTATGCAACTTATCTTGCCCTAAGTATATACGCTTTCAAATGCCTTGTCAATAGCTCTGTGCAACTTTTTTAAGAAATATTTTAAAAATATGTTGCAAAGTGCAAATAAGTGTGATATTGTAAGGATACAAGCTTGTGAGGTGAATATAATGGGAAACATTGTTCTTGGCTCTCGGATTAAAGCACGTCGCAAAGAACTGGACCTTACCCTCCAAAATATTGCAGATGAAATTGGCGTTGCTAAATCAACTATACAAAGATACGAGAATGGAAATATTGAAACAATAAAATTACCGGTTGTGGAAGCAATTGCTAGAATTCTTAAAGTTAACCCATCCTATCTATTAGGTAAAACTGATAATAAGGAGCTCGCCACCACAGAGAGCGACGAGCTCCAAGAATATTTGGAATATCTCAAAAATCGCGAGGATGGTCGGATGCTTTTCTCGTTGGCGAAGAATGCCACGAAAGAAGATGTGATGCGCGCCGTCGCAATAATTGAAGCTCTAAAAAAGGAGGAAGAACGGCAGGAATGAGCGATGGAACCGTTTTTGTTCGGTACATTCACGGCTTGCCACTTGCTGCCAAGGGCATAACAACACCAAACCCGGATGGCACATTCTCAGTTTATATCAACGCCGATCTACCAGACTGCATTCAAAAAGAAGTTTATGACCACGAATTATATCATATTGAGCATGACCATTTATACAATTTTGATACAGTGCAAGCGAACGAAGCAGCCGCGAAGGCGCTGAAAGAGACACCGCGAGAAGAACCGGAATCCTCTCCAGAAACCAGCATTCAAATAAGCAAACCAAAATGTAAGAAAAAGACACCCACACCAAAGTATCCCACCAGTCCAAATGAGCTATGGGAACACAATCAAAAGATGTTGCTGCGATGGGAAGAAAAGTGGCTATATGACGTAGGGTAATAGTCGCGCTCCATGCGGAGCGCGTGGATAGAAATCCTCCGTTGTCGCTTATAAGGTTTGGGCACCACGGGTCGCGCTCCATGCGGAGCGCGTGGATAGAAAAAAAGAAATGGAGGCGCAACGGATGCCCCGGCCAAAAAAAGAACAGCCCAACCACGCGGGCGGGCTGTATGAAGTCAAAATTACCATTGGAAAGACGCTCGACGGCAAGCTGCTGCGCAAGAGCTTTTACAGCTCCATTAGCAAAGACGACGCGCGGCGGCAGGCTGAGGAATGGAAGATCCAGCGGGAGGTGGCGAACCGGACGGGCATAAGCGATGGGCCCGGTAATCGTCAAAACTTTGGGGCTTGGGCGCTGCAATGGCTTGAAGCTAAACGCGGAACGGTAAAGCCCTACACCTATCAAAACACATACAAGGTCAAGCTTGAAAAGTATATCCTTCCCTATTTTGGAAAAGCCGATGTATCCGGCGTCAAACAAATTGATGTGCAAAACTTTCTGAATTCGTATTCCTATTTATCCGAGGATATGCTTGATACTTTGCGTATGATCTTGCGATCCATATTTGACGCGGCTATCGATAACGACCTGTGTTATAAAAATCCTGCAAAGAATGTGAAAATCAAGTCCACATATCAGCCATCAGGGCGAAAGGTGTACACGTTAGAGCAAGCAGATAAGCTTTATGAATATGCTCGCGAAAAAGAAATAATCGACTTTATGATCCTCTTAAAAACCGGGATTCGGCGAAGTGAGCTTCTAGCGCTCAAATGGGAGGATATCGATACAAAGCAGCGTTTAATACATATACGAGCTGCCGTTACCCCCTCTGTTCATGAAACCGTAGAAGGGCCCACAAAGTCCCTGTCCGGCACGAGGTATATACCGATTAGCCAAGAGCTGGCGGACATTCTGGTAACCCATAAGGGCTCAGGATATGTTATTGAGGGATCGCGGCCAGAATCGTTTCTAAGCCCAACGACCTATGCAAAACGGTTTTCACGCGCCATGCATGAAGCTGCGGAAGCATTATCTATACCCGAACTGACACCACATGAATTGCGACATACTTTTGGCACCCTCTTGCGCGAAATGGGTGCGGACGTGTATACTATACAAAAAGTGATGGGGCATTCAGACATTGGGATTACTGCAAAAATCTACGTGCATAATGATCTTGATGTTCTAAGAAAAAGCATGGGCTTATAG